CCACCCGCGTGTCCGGGTCGGTGAAGTAGGCGTCCAGCACGTCCTGCGCGCCGGCCAGCGTGCCGTCCTGACGGTTGGCGACCCTCTTCGCCTTTAGGAGCCGGCGATACCGCTCGTCCTCCAGGCGAAACGCCCCGATGATCGTGTCGAAGGGGCCGCGCCAGGCGCCGACGTCGAGGCCGCGGTCGGGATCGTCGAGGGCGAAGTAGTTGCCCCGGACCGGATAGGAGATCTCGCGCGTGCGACCGATCCAGATGCCGAGCGTGTCGAGCTGCACACCGATGGCGCTGTCGAGGTCGAACGCGGCGCCGACGCCTGCGATGGCGGTCTGCACTTCGGCGACGGGGTCAACGGACGCCCGGACCGTCTCCGTGAACCGCGCCTTGCCGCGGTGCCAGGACGTGATGAGGGCGACGTACTGGTCGCCGGGCTCGCTCACTGCGTCACCGTGAAGAAGATGGAGGCCGGGTCACAGGTCGGCGCCTCGTCGAAGCGGAACGGAAAGTCGGCCGATCCGAGCGGTTGCCCATCAAGGCCCACCGACAGGGACAGGATCTCGAAGGTGCGCTCGGCCGGGTCGCCCCGCAGCAGGGCGGGCCCAAACGCCCGGGTCAGCAGCAGCGCGCCGTCCTGCCCACCGCCGATCCCGAGGCTGACGGTCCAGTCCGTGAGCGCCTGGGCGATCTTAGCCTGGACCTCGAGGTTGTAGCCCTTCAGGGCCTTCAGGCTGACGCCGTAGGCCACGGGGACCGCCACGGGCCGGGAGAACGCGATGGCGCGGGCGATGCCGAGCCGGTCGCCCGTCGTGACCTTCGTGGTGCCGTAGGTCGAGACGCCGGGGCCCTTGCGGGCGGCGATCAGCGCCGCGATCATCTGCGCGTCGCCGCCGTCGACCACGAAGGCGATGCTGTGGCCCGGCAGGCCGTTGTCGTCGGTCTGGTCCAAGTCGTTCTCGTAGACCCGGAACCGTGCGACGCCCTCCATCGCGGCGATGGTGCCGGCGACGCCCTCAAGGAGAGTCCGGGCGGCGAGCGTCGTCGAGAGGGTCTGGCGCTGGCGCAGGGCCGCATCGCTCTCCACCGGTAGGCCGGCGGTGGCCGCTGCGGGGTTCGTAACGCTCTGCCAGCCGAAGGTCGGGGTGGTGATGCTGGTGATGGTGCCGGCCGTCGCCGTGATGGCGCCGAGGTCGGCCGCGGTCGCCGTTACCGTGATCTCGCCGGCCAAGGGGAAGGTGACGGTGGCCGGCAAGATCCACTGCGTTCCGGTGCCGTCGGCTGCGATGCCGCCTGTGATCGTCGCGCCGGCTTGGCCGATGAGACGCAGATCGACGCTGGAGCGGGTCGCGCCCGAGCGGGTGAGGCCGTTGATCCTGACGACGCGGTCGAGCCCGACGCCCTGCGCCGTCGCGGGGGAGAACGCATTGTAGACCGCCACCGCCACCGCGTTCGCATCGTTGAAGGCGGTTGCGATGAGCTGCACCCACTGCCCGTCCTGGCAGTCGTTCCCGAGGTAGACGTCCTGCCCGTAGATCCCGCGAAACGCGGCCTGGAAGAACGCCAGCACGTCGGCGGAATCCGGCTTGTGGATGCCGGTCGCGTCGATTGTGACGAGGGGCGTGGATGCCATCGGTCAGGACGCCTGAAAGCTGATGGGGCCGTACTGAGTCGAGATCGTCACCTGAGCCGCGAACCCACGGGTGTCGCGGTTCAGCTGGCTCGCGTAGGCGTCGATGCCGGTGAGCCTTGGTGTGCCGAGGATGCGCGAGCGGATGACGAGGTCGCGGGTCGGCCCGGTGTACTTGCCCAGCACCTCCGTGCGCCACGGGGTGCCGTCGGTCGTGTCCCGGAACCACTCGCCGCGGTAGAGCTGCAGGCGGGACTGCGCGATCTGGGCGACACCCTCCGGGCTGTCCCGGTGGTAGTCGGCCTGGTTTCGGCCGAAACGCATGTCGCCGTTCTCGTCGACCATCCGGACGCGCATCAGCGGCTCCAGAGCGCGGCGAGCGCGTAACGAGCGGTCTGGATGCCGTCGCGCGGCGCCCCGGCGCCGGAGGCAGCGAACAGCGCCGCCGTCATCAGCGCGCCGATCACCGCGCCCAGGCCGCCCTGAAGGATACCCTGGAACACGCCGGCCCCGATGGGCTGGCTCGAGGTGATCTTGCCGTCCACGCCGAGGGCGCCCTTCATGTCGATGCCGGACGTCGCCTCGATGGCGAGTTTCGTCGCCGTCTTCATGGAGATGCCGGAGGCCGGGTTCAGGTTGAGGGTGTGCTTGCCGCCGTCGACGGAGGCGGCGATCCCGTTCTCCGGGTGCCAGGCCATGGTGTGCTTACCGTCCTCGACGGAGACCGCCACGCCGTTCTTCGGGTGGACGGAGGTCTTGTGCTTCCCGTCGTCGGTCCGGGTCTCGGCCGCCTCGGTGTTGATGTCCTTCAGGTCGCGCGGCTGGGAGCGCAGGCCCGGCAGGAAGATGCCGTCCGAGAGGTGGTGCGAGCGGGTGTCCACGGCTTGCTGTGAGCCGCCTGACTGGTGCCAAGCGTCGATGGCGCGGGAGGCGAACAGGACCATGCCCTCTCCGCCCTGCTTGATCGGGAACGTGGCGGTCATGCCGCCGCCGCCCATGAAGTGGACGATGCCCTCCACCTCGGGAAGGTCGACGTGCTTCAGGTTGCCGTCCGCGTCGCGCACCTGCGCCTTCACGGTCGGTTGGAGCATGGCCTTCTTGCCGTCCGAGTCCTTCGTGATGGTCACGGGCAGCATGGTGTAGGTGTTGCGGTTCTCGGCCTGGATCGCGGCCCGGATGATCTCTTCGAAGTCGGCCGTACCGCCGAGTTCCAGGATGCGCTCGCGCAGGTCCATCGTCAGTTCCAGCCCATCGAGATCTGCGACTTGGTCGGGCCGGCGCCGCTCTTGGCGATGCAGTAGAGCTCGCAGTACCAGGGCGGCCCGCGGGTATCCCCGATGTGGTCCATGCCTACCACGCGATAGAGGCCGTCCGCTGCCAGCGACGGCAGGTACGGCTCGGAGTTGAAGGGCTCGCCGCCGTAGGAGAGGTTCTGCGCGGCCTGCTGGATGCTCTTCTGGTCGATCTTGACCGTCGAGTTGATCCCGATCCGCGTGTTGATGAGGCAGCGGGCCAGGATGCCTTGTTCCGTCTGCGCTGGCAGGCCGATGAGCCCCGTGCGCGAGGTGAGCACGATGGCGGCCCCGTCGCGGGCCCCGTCCTTCGGGATCACATCGAGATTGTCGTCCCGGATGTTCCACGTGCACCCCGATGAGTAGGCCAGGGTGCGGAGGTGATCGCGCGCCATCCCGAACAGCGTCACGGGCCGTGGGTACTTCATCTTGGCGAGTGCGTCGGGGATCTGCCCCTGCTTGACGCCGAAGGGCTCCATGGCGGCGAGGCACGCCTTGTAGATGTCCTGCCCCGTCGAGCCGGCCGGGAGGGTCTTCGACACGATGGCGTTGTTGTAGGCCCGCTCCTGGGTCGCGGCGAACACGTCGAGGTACGTCTCGGTCGGCGTCTCACGGCCCATGCGGACCTGCTTGATCTCGCCCTTGAAGATCCGCCCCATGCCCTCGCGGTAGCCCGCGTTCAGCTCGACGGTCTGGCCTTTCTTGCCCAGAAGCTTCTTCGATGTCGTGTCGTTGAGGTTGGTGATGCGGATCTCGGCGACGCGCGGCGCCTGAAGGGTCGAATCCTTGATGTTGAAGCGGACCCGAAGCGCCGTGTCGTCGCGCGCGTCTTCGGCCCCCGTCAGTTCGATCACCGTGCCAGCCACGTTGAGCTGTGCGCGGCGGATGTACTGCAGCGACATCAGGCGGCCTCGAAGTACAGCCGGGCGTTGGTGCCCAGGTCGTTGAAGCCCGGGGGTGAAGCCGGGTCGGCCACGTCGAGGACGAACAGGCGCCCCCCGATTCCAAGGTTGGCGTACTGCTTGAGCAGGTTCAGGCCCGTCACCAGGGGGATGCCGCAGACCAGGGCGTTGCCGGCGGCGTCCGAGATGTCGAGGATCCACCCGCCCTCGTTTGTGTCGGCGTAGACGAGCCGGAAGCCGAATGTCCCGGACGGCAGGTCCACGCTCAGCGTACAAGGCGCGTTGGCGATGGGAATTTCGTAGAGCGTCGTGCCGGCGTTGCGCAGGCTGGCGGGGTTGAACGCCCAGGGGACGAAGATGCCGCCGTCGGTCGTGTAGCGGGTCGTGTCGGCGGTGATCGCGGTGTTGTCGGCAGTTGGCGCGTAGGGCGACGGGAAGGCCATGCGTCGTCCTCAGAACAGGCTCGCGCCCTTCGCGTCGAACGCCGAGGGGTAGCGGCCGAAGGTGGCGATGTTGCTGGTGTCGCCGGGGGCGAACAGCGGGCCGGAGAACGATTCGCCGCTGCCGGGCGTGACGTAGGTCGTGGACGGATTGGCGGGGTCGAAGGAGATCATCTCGCCGATGTCAGCGGTGGGCCCGGTGGTGAGGCCCGTGCCGCCGCCGAGGAACGAGGTGTTGCCCGCCGTCGAGAAGCCCGAGGGGTTGTCCAGCGGCGCCATCTGGGTCGTCCCGCCGTCGGTTGTGGCGGCGGTCTTTTCCGGCATCGCCTGCGAGTCCTTCGACGCGCTGGTGGTCTGGGTCCGGGTCAGGATGATCTCGCGCAGGCCCGCGATCACCATCAGGGTGTTCTCGGAGGCCTCGTTGGTTTCGATCGCGACGCGCTCGAGGAGCATGTTGCGGTAGACGCGCTTGCCCGTGAAGACGTCGAAGGGCTCGCGGCGGGCCTGGAGAGCCAGGAGCGCCTGGTAGACGCTCTGGACGTACCCTTCCGTGCCGGCGCTCGAGTTGGAGAAGCCGCACCGCATCTGGACGCGGGACGGGATCTTGAAAGCGTGGTCCGAGATCGCCGCGCCCGTCTCGACCGGGTGGTCGGTGATGGCGAGATCGTCGGTGTGCACCTCGTCAATCACCACGTCCGGGATGATAGTCGAGATGGACCGCATCGGCGACGAGATCAGCGCGTAGGGCGCAAGCGCGTCGCCGATCAAGCCGGCGGCGGCCTCAAGAAGTCCGGCTGCCATGGGGCCTCGTCAAACTGGAGGCCCCGCTGCCGAGCGATGGCCCTCTATGGTTTCGCTTCGCGCATGGCAGCGATCGCCGCATCAATGGCCGGCAGATCGAGTTCAAGCGACTGGCCGTCCACCGACTTGGGCAGCACCCTGGCGAAGGGGATGCCAGCGCCGTGGGCCAGCAGGCCGAACCGCTTGATCACCCAAGGCGCCGTGCCTGGGACGGACAACTCGATCAGCCTCGCATGAGGCGCCAGCATGCTGTTGAGGAGGCCGGCCCCATGGAGACCGATGAAGATCCGGCCGCTGCGAAACGTGTCGAAATACTCAGGCCCGGTAATCTCCGAGGCGTCGATTGTCGTGAAGCCTCGCTTCTCCAGCAGATCCAGAAAATCGCTGTAATTCGTCGCGTTGGGCTCGTGCTGGCCCCGACTGGATTTCGTTCTTGAGATGAATAGGTCCCGCGGGGCTGAGGCTGGATGCGCGGCTAGAGCGACATCGAGAAGCGAACGCATCCGCAGCATCGCACCCCGCGATATATGCTGTGAAGTGTCGTCGAAGAGTGGCGTCGGCACGTAGAGCTTCTTGACCCGCCAGAAGCGATGGTGGCCGAACACGCGCCGCTCTGCGTGGCGCCCCATGGTGCGGGTCAGGATCTCCTCGGAGATTGGAAGACCGAGAGCGGCCCCCGGCATAAACGGGACGAGGTCGGGCACCTGAATGGTGCACTCGTGGAAAGTCGGAA